GGCGATCGCCACGGCGAGGTCGGATGGTTCTGCGGGTGTTGCACCCGAATGTTGTGCGTCCGGGCTCCACTCACCTGCGCTTAACGCGGTCCACAACTTCCGCTCGGCCGCCAAACAGTCGGAACCGTAGTCGCCAGTAAGCCGCTGGCTGACCATATCCGAGTATGCCCGGTTGAGCAGATAGGTGTGATACTTCGACGGCAGAGCCGTCGCATCCCGCTTGACGGTGCCGCTGACATGCTGCGCACCATGGGCGGGATCGGACCAAAATTTCATCTCGACACCGTCCGATAGGACGGCGGTCTCCATACGCTTGTTACGGGACATCGTTGAGATTTCCTTCGTCGAATGATACGCCTCAGTGTGAGGTGAGGGCATTATCTGGTGGTCATGGTAGTGGTGTCAAGCCTTCTGTGAGAGGGCTGCCATCAAATGTGACATCGCTTCCTGCCGGGTGACATCGCCCATCGCATCTACGATGGGGTTTCTGCCGAGGACAACCCAGAAGCGGCCTTCATGCTCGTTGATCGTGATTGTGATGATGTCGATTAGGTCGGCTAGATCGCTCGCAACAGGATCGCCGCTCGGAACAGCGTTACGGATGTACCCAAAGAAGCGGTAGAGGTCACGGCGCAGCGAGGTTGCTGCCTTCTGCTCAAAGCCGCCGATGCGGACCTCTTTCTCCAATTTGAAGCGAGACAGAAGCTCGAAGTAGTGGCGCGGGAACAGGCGGTAGTCCTCCCGCCGGCTTGGTCGGGCTGGCATGTCGGTACTCCTTTTAATACGCGTGTACGCGCGTGAGGTGGGGCTTGTGGATGAGGGTGTCAAGGGGAGGAGACGAGTAGGGTTGGAGTGGGAATTGCATAGGGGTATATTTTCGGATCGGCTCAAAAATCGGCTTCTTCGTGATGGCAGAGAGAGAGATTTTTTAAAATAATCCTCCAGTCTATTGACAATCAGGTAAACCTGATATATGGAGGTGGTCGGAAGGGACCCCCATGATATATCAGGCGTCGCTGGTGCGTCATTGAATATACCCTATAGGTAAACCCACTCCAACCCTGCTCTCGTCCTCCACTCGTCAATCAATGGTTTGACGCTTTGGCGTGGTAGGTACGAAGCATGAACTACACCACTAATTGACAAAAAGGGGGGGTTTTTGTGGTTCAACTCGTTGGCTTAGTAAGTGCCACTACCAGCCACTTGTTAAGCCACTACGTTGAAAAAGCCGAAAACCCTACTTCGCACAAAGCGCGAGCGCGGGGAGCCCTTTTAGCCAAAAATGCGAAGTAAGATTTTCGAACCCCATTTTTGGCAAACAACATCTACCTACAGCATTCAACAAGTGGGCCGACCAAACCTGACGTTAGGTAGGGGTATTTTACATCGTTGATCTGGGGAAGGTAAATGACGCGTGACAGCGCTCTCACTTTGGCAAGGTGGCTCGTTGACCGGGACAATTTGCCTCGTTGGGTTTACATAAATCACTCGTTGGTGAGTGCTGGTGCTGGCAATCGTTGGGCGATCTCGGTTATCCGCACCGGCGACCCACCATGGACGCAAGCGCCCTACTATATAGTAGACCAGCGCGGGGAGCGGCGCCTTCTGCCATATCGGGCATGGCGGCTACGCAAACACATGCGCACACAACGGGAACGTGCTGCATCCTTACGGATGAAAGATGCACCTTGCTAACTGCGATCCTGCCACTATCATGGCATGCGCGCGATGGGCGCATTTGTGGGGAGAGTGGTGTTATGGATCAGCACACGAAACGTGAATGGATCGCCGCGTTGCTTAGTGGCGATTATCAACAAGGTGTTGGGTTTCTACAAAACGGTGGCAAATTCTGTTGTTTAGGCGTGCTGGCCGAAGTTCTCGGCACAGAACGCTCAATTCGCCCCGATAGAGAAGGGGTCTGCTATCGCTGCGGCGACGGTGCTGGTGACCAAGACGAATGGCGAAATACGATACCCGGCGATCAATTCGGCGGTCTTAACGACATCGTCATATCCGATCTTTGCGCTATGAACGATGGCGTTGCCGATTATGCCGGCAACGCTCAGACTTTCGAGGAAATCGCCGACTGGATTGATGGTAACGTCTATTAGAGAGGGGGGGAGCACGCCATGGCCTATACCAAAGCCGAGTTTGCGCAAGCTGTCGAGTGGCAGCTTGCTATGGTGCAGCGGCAGGAACGCGAAGCGCAACGCAAAGCGTTCATCGAGGAAGCGCGGCAGTATGATCCGCCGCCGACGCAATGGTGGACCATCGCATTTGATGGTGAGATAGGCTATTTCGGCGCTACCCGAGACAAGGCGAAAGCCGAGCGGGTTGCTGTCGAGTATGTCGGCCGTTATGACCACTCATATACGGTTGTCCCGGAAGATCCGGACGAACCGAAACGCGAGACGTTGTGAGGACGCCATGACCGCGATCGCCATCTACGTCACCATCTGCTTCGCCGCGTCGCTGCACGGCAAGCCGACTGAGATGTGTCGCTTGATGCAGCCGCGACCGGACATCAACCACTTCCGGTCGCTGTCGGGGTGCGGGATCGCCGCGCAGTCGCTGTTGTCGGATTGGCTTGTCGAGCTAGCTTCGACCGGCCAGCGGCCATCCCGGATCAAAGATCCATACTGTGGAGAGGAACCCAAGCCACGACCAAGATGATGACGGTCAGCGTGTCGCACGAGGACACATGTCTTGCCTGCTACGTCACCGATCACCATAATCGCGATGGTGAGGTGCTGCTAGGCGTGCCGGTTGATGGTTCCAGCACGAACTTAGAAGTGATGCAGTACTTGATCGAGGAAATCGGCGCCGCCGACTTCGGTCTTCCTGACGACTTCGACTATGCCGCTTTCGACGAAGCGGTGATGGCAGAATTCGACGGCCGTGATGGTGACAAGCCCTTCGATACCAGCTTGGAAAGCGTCGCCGATGGCGACGATGATGAGATGGTGCAAGCATGGTTTCTGGTCACGTGGCGCGGCGATGGGGAGGACTAACCCGAAATGCACACCGCAATGATAGTCGCCGTCGTGATCGGCTTGGTGGCGGTGCACGTGCGACTTTTCATAGGATGGAAGTGATGCGTAAACTCACGCATGCCGATTGGCTACACCTAGACGAGTGGAACAACATGTTCTATGGATCGCCCTATGTACCGGCGCGATATGTGGCGCGGGCGGAACTGATCCGATTGCGATATGGGGCGCAAGCTGGCCGCGTCTATGGATACGGTTGACATCCTCAACAATGGGGCTTGACACTCGGCAACGGGGGCGCATCTACATCGCGCAGCGATGGCACCTAGATCGGGATAGCAATGCCCAGCTTATGACAGCGGCATGCCTGCTACTGCGCTTGCGCAGGGCCGCATGACCATCCGATAAGCGAAGCTTACCGCGATCGGCAGTCACTCGCTAGAGGGCCCGGCAGAGATGCCGGGCTTTCTTTTTGCGCTGGTGGTGTTGCAAACATGTCGGCGAGTGGCGCTTGCGCTTGGCGCAAGGCGGCTTCCTGGCGCCTTCTGTGATAGCGAGCCCGCGAGCTTTGCATGACACCGGGAACCGGTGTCTGGCGTAGCAGGAACCAATCACGTGATCGATCGGCTGCTGCTGCAAGCTGTTCTTCCTGGACGATGATAGCGTCAAACTCCCGCCTGCGGGCCGCAATCTCTGCTGCTCGATATCGCTTGGCGGACTGCCAATGTTCCAACAAGCGGGCGATGGCATAACCAGGCAGAGACCGTGAACCATCGCACCAACGCCACAAGGTATCGACATGAACGCCTAGCAGCTTGCTAGCTCGCTCACTACTGAGCGAACCAAAGAGGCCGCGCATCGCAATTGCAAACTGTCTATGAGGACTGTCAGGATCAGTCGGAACTGACGCTGAAATGGTCGCTGGTCGGAAAGATCTTCTAACTCGTATGTGAGTCCGTAAGACTTCACTATCTAATGAAGCATCATCGATCACATAACGATGTTTGGCACTCACAACGTTAAAGATATGAGAACAAACTATGGCTGCGAAAGCGCAACTTTAAGTAAGATCAATCAAATCAATGAGGTAGTTGTCGCGTAAGGCTTATTATGGAAAATAGGCATGATGGGTTGGCCTTTTGTTCGGGGTGGGTGCTACCAAGGCGAGTGTCATAGCAGGTTTTGGGGTCTGGAGGGGTGGACCTCGCTCCCTACCCTTCCTCTACCCCCCACAGATCGAATTTCAGCCCCTGGTCGCTGTATTGGTTTGTCTCCAATAGGTGCGACATTTGCACACCGCGGGTTCAAGGGGCTTGCGCGGCGCGCATTTTGTACTATATTAGCGACATGATGTCACACCCCCCTGAGCCGCGCCCAGATCGCGACTGGCGTCTTGTCCAGCTACCCCTTCGCCAACGTCTCTTCCACGACCGACACATCCGGGGCCTCACCCAAGCCCAGGTGGCTATCGGCACCGGTATGTCCCGCATCCGCTATTGCCGCCTGGAGCTTGGTCTAACCAGGATCAGCGCGGCCGACCTAGCTACGCTGAATGAGTTCTACCACCAGCCATTGGTGCCATTATCATGTTAAATCTTTGCGGCTATGACGAAATAGGCACTCTAGGCGTCTTGCTGATGGCGTTCGGTCTTGGCTGGACTGTTCATTGGCTTGGTGATCTTGTCATCGAACGCTTCCGACCGCGGAGTTAGACATGACCATTTACCCATTCCCACCACTGCCACGTGCAGCACCGCCGCGCTCTATTAAGGCGATCCACGTATTGGCTGGTGCACTCGCCGCGTCGGCCCTGCTCTGGTACGCTCTATATGAGTTTGCCCGTGCCACGTCAGTGTGGGTTGGACCATGGCTGTGACCTCAGCCGAGATGACCAAAGCCTTTAACAAAGTCATCGACTGGAATGGCGGCGCTATGGTGTCCGTAAGCGGCAATTGCATAACCTACAGCCATCGCATCATGTGGCACGACTTCGATGGTTCGTGTCATGTTGTCCGAGTCGATAACCACTTGTCGCCCGAAGATGCCCGCGCTGACGCCATCGCTGCCGCTAAGCGGCAGGGCTGGCGACCGCCCCAGTGGTATCAGTGGTGGCGCCGTGAGGATACCCGCCCGTGATTGATCTATATGCTTGCCTCGGTGTTGATCGTGGTGCCACCGCCAGCGCGGTGAACAAAGCATATCGCCGCGCTGCCAAGCACGCCCACCCGGACGCCGGTGGATCACCACGTCAATTCGAGTTGATCAAGCTGGCCCGCGATGTACTGTGTGACCCCACGCGCAGGGCGCGTTACGATGCCACCGGTGATGCTACCGAAACTGTGCCCGACACATCCCTGGCGAAGGCGTTGAACCTCATCGCAGGCACCTTCGATACGGTGATGCAACAAGTTGTTGTCGCGGCGTCGCCGGAACGCTTCGACCTAGTTGGGCAGGCTGTAGGGATGCTCAAGCAGCGCAACGCACAATTGACAGCGCAGAAAGATGCGCTGAGCGCACTGGCCGCGACATGGGACCGCCTTTCTGGTAGGTTTCGTCGGAAGAGTGAAGGGGATAATCTGCTCGCCGCGGTAGCCATAGGCAAAGCCAACACGGCCCGCCAAACCATCGCCCAACTCGAAGGTCACCTACAGGTCAACACCGACGCTCTCGCCATTCTGGTGGACTACACCTTCCAGTATGAGCCGTCAATGCATACTAATATGGCAGAAGCGATGAACGCAGCGCCAAGACCAATGGAACGGCGCCGATGACCATCAATTGGGACCGCTTCCAGTCGAACTTCATGGACTTCCTCCGCCACGTCACCATCGTGTCCAAGGATGAGGGCCGTATTCGACTGGAGATGTATGATGCGCAGCGATACTTCTTTGATGAAGTGTTCGATGGCCTGCGCAACGACCAACACTACTTCGTAGTGGGGAAAGCGCGCCAACTCGGTATCACCACCGCCTGCTATCTGTTCGATATGTTCTACGCGGGCGCTATTGATGACGTGCAAGCTGGTATTGTGTTTGATACCCACGATAACAAGGAAGTCTTCAGGACCCTCTTTCGGGAGTCCATTGAGGCCCTTCCACCGTCCCATCGGCTTCCGATCCGCGGTGGGCATGACAACCGCAACAATATGGTGTTCACCAACGGTAACATGATCCAATATCTGATCGCCGGGGTGAAGCGCGGTCAGGGTAGCATCGGCCGGTCTCGTGCCCTCAATTTCTGCCATATGAGTGAGCTATCCTATTATGGCGATCCGGAAGCGTTCGCCGCGTTCAAGAACACCTTCTCGAATGTGTTCCCCTACCGGTGCTACATAGCAGAAAGCACTGGTCGCGGCTATGGGCTGCTATATGACGAGTGGATGGACGCAGTTGCCGACACCATCGAGAAGCGACCAATTTTCGTGGCATGGTGGCGCAAACGCACCTATTCATACCCCAAGGGCTCGCCGCTGTACGACAAATACGGCTGGAAGGGTCTCTCCAAGGAAGAAGCCGCAATGGCCACTGAAGTGTCCAAGCTCTACACCTACCTCATCACCGATGAGCAGTGGGCATGGTATCGTCACAACAGCGATCCCAGAGCGCAGGCCGAAGGTGCCGATACCCTAGCGGGTGAGCGGCATGAAGTGTTCACCCAAGAGCATCCCACCACACCGGACCAACTCTTTCGGGGAACGGGATCGCCCTTCATCTCTGGCCAATTCATCGTCCCGGCGGAGGAGCGTGCCTCTCGCGCCCTCTTTAAGGCGTACACCTACTATATCGGGGATGACATAACCGCGACGCGGATAGAGCAGACCCGGCATATCAACCGAGCCCAGCTAAAGGTGTGGGAAGAGCCCCGCGCGGGCGGTACCTACGTCATTGGCGCGGACAGCGCTTACGGCATCAGCGACACCGGGGACAACTTCTGCGCCCAGGTGCTGCGCTGCTATTCGGATCGCCTCGTCCAAGTCGCCGAGTTTTGTGATCCCTCCGTTCAAAGCTACCAGTTCGCCTGGGTCATGATCCACCTGTGCGGGTGGTATGAAAACTGTCGCTATGCGATTGAACTGAATGGAAGCGGCGAAGCCGTATGGACCGAGATGAAGAATATGCGGCGAGCGATGGAAGATGGTAGCCTTGTCCGGTCCATGCCCCCAACCGATAGCGAGGAAGAACTCCAGATGCGCCAATCATGGCGATACATGTTGGGCAAAGTGCGCCAATACTACTACCACCGGCCGGACAGCATCGGCGGCGGGATCAACTACCACTGGAAGACCACCCTGGAGAGCAAATTCACCATGATGGTCCAGATGTCCGATAGGTTCATCCTAAAGCAGCTTGATATTAATAGTATCCGGTGCCTGGAGGAGATGAGGTCGCTGCGCAAGGATGGCCGGATGATTGAGGCTGAGGGGCAGAGTAAGAAGGATGACCGGCCAATGGCGCTGGCGCTAGCTGTCCGCTGCTACATGGATGGGGAGCGCAGCGCGCTCGTGGCGCGCAATGCCAGCTACGAGATGGAAACTGCCCGCGATGCAGCAGCCGGGGAGAGCGCTGACATGGGGATACGCTTTATGAGTGGCATCATGGCTCGCGAATGGCAGCAAAAGGCGGAGACCCGCAAATGGCAGCGCCGAGCGCGGTCGGATCGGAGATGGCAATGGTAGGGTCCTCAAAGGCATGGACCGTAGCGGTACAAACAGTGTGCCCGCACGGCACCCGGCTATGCACGATGTTTGTGCTCCATGAAACCACAGCAGGTGCCCTTGGTCGGGGCGTTCAGACGGCAATCGAACTACATGGTGATCCCGAATGTCCGACCGCGGTGGTGGGCACTGCCATAAGCAGTGTGTCCGAAGAGATGTTGGCGCGGGCATATCGGCAGGGAGCAGAGTTGCAATGAGGACGCGATCAATATATCGAAAGGATGGTCGGCCAACGCGGAGACAGAAAGAGGCTATGGGTGATTTTAGAGACATCCAGAAGAGCCTTGCCGCGGCCGAAAGGATATTGGATAATGCCCGGCGTAGAGGCGCCGCTGCGATCGACGAGTATGAAGCATCTCTACTCGCCGCAGCAGTCGCCACAACAACAAAGGACGAAGGGGCGTCATGAGGATTGGCCCACCTACCTTGTCATGGCAAGGTCTTGCGTACCCGCAATCACAGTCTTGTGGGTACAGGTGCAAATATAGCATCAAGCACCACCAGCATGCGCGGTCAGAAAGACTGTGGGACTACAGGGGTGCTCTTCGGGGCACCCCATTGACCCTTTTGGTGCAGTGAAATGAGCTACGTCTTCCGCACTTATGCTTGCGATGGTGGCGGCCAACTCGAAGAACACACATTCGAGTTGATGCAGGATCGTACCGAAGGTCCCCCTGCGTACTGCCCGAAGTGTGGTCGCAAGGTAAGCAGTACCCCCCGCCCCGCCCGGATAGCGATTGGCGGTGCCGTCATTACGAAGGCTGTCGACAGCACCTATCGTGCCTTGGAAGCACAAGGTCAAGCCGCCTTCGAGCGCACCAACAACCCGAATATGAAAATCACCAATATGAACGATCACCTACGGGAAGGTGACGTAGCTGCTAAGATGCCCGACAATTCCATCTCCCGGTTCATGCGACAGGCCGACGGCAAAGGTGTCACCTATGGATGGGGCGGTGGAGGCAGCATGATCGCACCAGCTACTACTACGCCCTTGCCCATCGATTACCGGGGCTACACCGGTGCTGGCCACGCCGCCTTGTCCGCCATTCAAGGCAATCAAGGGCGAACAGCTCAAGAAGCGCGCATCGCTGCCACCGTCAAAGGTCAAATCAACAAAGGACCCCCGAGATGAGCGATAACATATACCTCATTCTAATTCAGGAAGAGAAGGTTCAGCCGTTCCAGTTGATATTCGCCACTCAAACAACCGCTCGTGCTGCCTACAAGAAGATCAAATGGGAGAGCCGCGGCGAAGATGACTTCGAGGTAGAAATCAGCGACGACTTTGGGCAGACTGTCCTCATCAACCGGGACCAACTTGTCTACGCGCTTATGCAAGAGCTTGGAGCCTTGCACCGAGGGCAAGCTGAAATATCACTGGCTCAAGCCCGTGCTAACAGCACCTTACAGCGCAAGGCGGCCCAAGACCCGACGCTGAAATTTCTGACCCCTGGTGTTCAGGGGATGGCAAGATCCTCATGACTGCGCACGAATACAACACATTCGTCGAGCTAACCAACATGTGGTTCGGGTCTTGGCAGTCGTGGTACTCACGGCCACGCAGTGAACGGCGTGACTGGATACGATGCTTCCCCTTCTTGAGGGATTTAGTATGATCCTACCTGGCCCCGAAAAGCTACCGCGATGGACTCGTGAACGGGTAATTGATCCGTGCATGACATCTCGCGGCGCCCGGATGCAACTCGCTCGCAGCATCAACACGTGGCGCTACACAGGCAGCGACAGTGGCTCTTCCGCCATCTACAACCGCATCGAAGCACATTGCGACAAACTTTCCAGTGCCGTCTTCTCCCCGGCTGACCTCCGCTACATGGCCGAGTTTGAGAACGACTATGGCGACATGATGCTTCGCCGCGCCGGGGTGGCTGCCCGCTACTTGTCTCGCGAAGTGGCAATGCGCAACCTCGACTTGGGCTTCCAAGAAGCAATAGAAGAAGCCATCCCTCATGGCTGTGCCATCCTAAAGCACATCTGGACCTACCATGGCCCTGACGTGATCACGATGATGCCGTGGGAGATGGGCGTCTACTTGGAAAGTGAAACCGATCTAGATAGACAAGAGGCTATTGTCGAGAACACATGGGTGTTGCCTGAGGAGTTGTGGAGGCGCATCAGCCATCGCAGCGACGCCAAAGAACTATTCCGGCGAGCGATGTCCCACGCCCGCAAGGGCAGCCCCGACGACGTGCCCCCCGGTTTCCTTCATCAGGTACTAATGGCAGGCACACCTCCATTAATCCAAGATCAAGGAGCATCCGCTTCCCCAGGTGGCATGATCAGCCTCACAGGTACGCCGGCAGTAGCCATGCTTAGCGCTGACGTTGCCGAGGGCATGCTTGAGGCATGGCAGTGTTGGGTGGTCAACGATGAAACAGGTGACTACACCACGATCCAAATTGTGGCTCCTGATATCCTCATTGCCCCCCGATTTGAGCGCCGTAACCTATTCATACCTCACGACCATCCCTTCTCCATGGTTCGTATCAACCCTCAACATCACTACCTATGGGGGCGTAGTGAATTGGCGTCTCTTATCAAACTGCAATCCCTGTTGCGGGATCGCCTCGAAGATGTGAAGAAGATCATGGGCCTTCAATACGACCGCATCCGAGCCTTCATTGGCTTCGACGGAATGAACGATGAGCGTTTCGACCAACTACAAAACGAAGGGTGGTTGGCTGAACAAAATCCGGCTGCAAAGGTGCAAGACCTAACCCCGGCCCTGCCCGAAGACGCCTTCGAAGAGATCAAGATGGGTATCCAGTTCTTCGAGGACATTGCTGGCTTCGACAATGTTCTCAGTGGCAAGGGGGAGACTGGTATTCGAAGTGCTCAGCACTTTCAGGGTGCCGTGCGCCAAGCCTCACCCCGCCTGCGCGACCGTGCGATCCGCGCCGAGCGTCAATGTGCGCGCTTCGGAGAGAAGATCCTATGGCAGATGGCCTCCAATGATGGGCGTGTTCACTGGACGGACAGCAGTGACACCGGAGGTAGGACCGACTTCTTGCTGTCTCAGCTGCCCGATGACACCCGCATCCTTGTGGACAGTCACTCCAGCAGTCCGATCTTCGAGCAAGACCACGCCAACACTGCTGCTTTCCTCTTCAAGAGTGGTGCCATCGATGGCGAAGACTTGATCGATTTACTGCCGGTCCCAAACCGAGATGCCTTGAAGGAGAAACTCCGTAAACGCGAACTATCCAAGCGCCAACTTATCCAATCATTACCCCCACAATTGCAGATGGAAGTCATGGCGGGTGGCCATCACGGTGGCCATCATAAGGGGGGTGGTGAATGAAATCAACAAAGCCGGGCGCTGTAGTCGAAATCACCGATGCGGTCGGCCGTGTTACTAGCTACCACTCCTTTACATGCTGCCACTGCGGCAACCCAAAGACCGTAACAGGTCGTATCGAAGATGTTGCAGACATATGTCGAAGCTGCTGGCATCTCCACTGTCTAGAACCAGAATGCCTGCAATGCGTCCCCTTCAAGCGAAAGGTGGATGCCGTAGAGGCACGGGCTGAGAGCCTACGATCAATGGGGCTGCTATGACCTTGGAAGAAGTCGAAGCCGCGGCGAGGGCTCGATTTGGTTGGCCCCCGGTAAATGAACGAGATTATCGGTCATTCGCATGGGCTGCTACCAATGCTGACACCTGTATAACGCACCGTGTCGCGGCTTGGTTCCAACCAGAAGGTTATGAATACGATTATGTGTCCGGTGATCTAGTCGGTTACAAGTCAGCGGGTATTTATGTAAGTGGTAAGGGTGTGTGCAACACGTTGGATGAAGCGTGTCAAGCTCTGTGGGATGCGGTACAACGCCAAACTGAGCCTGCTTTGCTTGCCATGTTTGGCCTAAAGCGTGACACTAACGCATACGGCTCCCCTGTCATGCCTGCCGATCGTGAACTCACCCGCAACGATTACGCGGATATCCTCATACAAAATGGCATTTGGTAACTGGCTTTCCATCAATTTAGTAGTTGCAGTCATCGTGATAGGGGCAGTCATGTATGTAATGGATGACCGATAATGGGGACCCTGACCCGTTTCAAATTCTCTGACGAATTCGTGAAACAACACCCTGTTTTCATCGAAACAGGGACTGGACATGGCGCCGGCATAAGAGCCGCCCAACGCTACCCATTCAAATATATCATCTCGATTGAGAGTGAATTATCTATAACTAACATCAACCTTCTTAAATTCGGAGATGACCCCCGGGTTGAGTTGATCTGTGGATATAGCGTTGACACGATAGCATCCTTGTTGCAGCGCGACTTCCGAGATTGTGATCCTGTATTCTGGTTGGACGCCCACTTCCCTGGCTCGGATGTTTTGGGTGTGCCTTACGATAACGAGCCCAATCTACACCTCCGTTTGCCCCTGCTTGATGAACTACTGGTCATCCAGCGGTGGCGGCCAAATAGCGTGATACTGATCGATGATCTACGAATGTATGTTGACGGACCGTATCGAAGTGGCAATCTACCGCCTGATTTCACCGGTATGTCCGTCGAACAGCGCAAAGCTGCTGCCTACAAGTTATTCACGTTGTTCTCCAAAACTCACAGGATCGACACTTCGTATGATGAAGAAGGTTATATGTGGTACACACCACACGACCATAAGGCTGTCGAATATGTCGAGTTCGATTTCAAATCATATTGCGAACTGGCTCGCCAGTACTACGAAATAGGAGACATAGCCGCTGCGGAGGGTGCTTATCACAAGGTCATCGAATTGACCGACGTAGACGTCAAGAATGGTGCGCAGCGCGTGGCGAGAGGCGAAGCCTGCCGTTTCATGGCCGCCAAGGCCCATGAGAACTCCAACGTCGGCACCGAAATGGATTGGTACTACAAAGCGTTGATGGCCGATCCGCTCTGTGTCGAATACCGATGCGACTTCGTCAACCACTGTCTCGTCCCCTTACAAATGTACGAAGTGGCCCGCCAGGAAGCCGAGAAGGCGTGCAAGATAGAGTCCAGCAACCCGGCAGTTTGGCAGACAGCAGCCAATGTAGAACGTGAAGCTGCTAATGCAATAGATGCTAGTAAATATGCTCGTGAGGCGTTATTTGTCGGCCCCGAAAATCCTGGGTCACATCTGATCGCTGCCCAGCTTTATGCAGACACGGCCGATTTCGAGCGGGCGTTGCAGCATTACGAGACGGTGTTGTGGATGCCCAACGCGGCCCATCGTAAGTCTGAGGCGCTGTTGGGCATGGGGATCGTCTATGACCGGATGGGCGATGGCGTCAAGGCACTGGAATACATGGACTGCTCAATCGCAGTGGGCGGTGGAGACCGAACGCTAGCGAGGTGGGATCGCGCTGAGATACTGTTGTCATTGGGGCGGTACGAAGAAGGGTGGGCAGACCACGATATTCGCTTCGACGACAAATACAGAGGCCGAGAGTTGGCAGCATTCGGTCGCCTCGGTCGCCGTTTCAAGGCGCCCTTGTTGTGTCTTGAAGATGAGCCGTGTCGGGTCCATGTCCACCCCGAGATGGGCTTTGGCGACGTTATTTGTATGGCTCGCTACTTGCCAAAGCTTGTGGCCAAAGGCCATGATGTTCGATTTGAAGTCAAGTCTCACATGTTGAAGCTGATGCAAGACAGCTTCCCCGGTGTTGGGGTACACGAGTTCGCAATCGACTATCCCGGTGCTCTCGGTCTCCAAGATTTCGACCGTCACATCACAACGATGTCTTTCCCTCATCTCTTCAAGACTACAATCAACACAGTCCCGTGGAGTGGACCCTACCTAAAGGCAGATCCCACTTTGGTTCGCGAATGGGACGAGAAGTTAGGCAGACAGCGCCCTCGCGTTGGGCTGTGCTGGTCCGCTGGCATCAGGCCCGGCTTGTGGTATACCGAATACGGACAACGAAAATCGATGCATTTAGCCGATCTACACCCATTATTCGACAGTGTCCCGGCAACGTATGTGTCACTGCAAGCCGGCCCGGAGCGATTAGAAGGCTCAGGATTGCTTGGCCTGACTAGCGAAACACCAGACTGGTCCGAAACCGCCGCTTTGATCAAGGCATTAGACCTTGTGATCACCGTGGACACCAGCGTTGCCCACCTTGCTGGTGCTATGGGCAAGCCTACGTGGTTGATGATGCACACCGGCGGCTCTTGGCACTGGATGCGTGACATCGAAGGCGCCCTGTGGCAGTATGCCAGTCCATGGTATCCAAGCGTCCGCATCTTCCGCCAAAAGAAACCCCATGAATGGGGTGAGGTTGTTGAACAAATCACTACTGACTTGAAGATGTTCACAATGGAGTGGTGACATGAAAGACGGCAAGCGCGTAACCGAGGCGGCGAAGGTGTTGGCCAAGTACGATATGTACGAATGGGGCACCTTGCCCGAAACAGATCCCCAAGGTCGGGACCGCAAGTCTTTCAAACAGATAGCGGAAGCGATGCTTGAAGCCGCCGATGAAGGAGCAAACTGATGGCCTTTACTCCTAGTTTCATCGGCCGGACCACCTTCTCAAATGCCACACTGGCCCAAATCCCCACGGGTAACATCGCGGTTGGAACCCGTATTCTCATCGCATTTTGTATCGACGCGCCGGATTGGGATGACATCACCGACACCCAATCGAATAGTGGGTTCAACGGACAGCCCGTGACCGGAAACGTGTATGGGCAGCGGTCGGGCGAAGCCCATCCAAATGGAACGTGTGGCGTTTGGTTTGTAACGTGCGACTCCACGACAGTGCAGCTTCGCGGCGGTGGTACCCGTGACCAACTCCAACTGTCGCGTGCAGCGGGTATGACCGGAAGTATGGCTGCACTCAGCGCTACTGGTCTGACCTCTGGGGTAATGGATAGCGGCAGCACCCTCTTCGGGTCCGACACCACACCTATCGTGGGTCTAGGTCCGATCCCCGCCAACGACTATCTCATTGGCATCCTTGGTGTTGTCGGACCCTCCAGCGATGGTTTCACCCAAGACCCGACATTCATCAATCCTGGAAATTTCAATTCCCAAACGACAACCAGCTTCTCGGTTTATGCTGGGTACAAGCAACTCCTCACTGCCCAAAGCAACCCGCGGTGGCAGCCCACCCTCGGTGTGGCGCGCGACTATGTAGGTGTCTTATTGGCACTAGAACCCTAGCAGATGGCAATTGTCAGCATCGGTGGCACTAGCGGAAAGCCGGGCACCAACCTAGCTGTCACCGTCGGCGCTGGCGGCGTTCCGGCTGGGGTTTTGATTGTCGTTGTTATCTCCTGCAACGGCAATGCGACGGGGCCCGGCACTACTACGGATAGCGCGGGCAACACTTACCATGATGCGGGGGACGCTACTGGTCAAAGCCCGATCGTAACAATAGGCGTCCAATATGCGTTCAATGCCTCGGCGTTGACTAATGGACAGACTATAACCACCAGTTACACGTCGCAGACCTACGCGGTATCGGCGTTTTATTGGGACGGGGCACAGACAAGTAGCGATCCGCTTGTAAGCGCAGCGGGAGTAACCGCTACTGGAACGAGTACTACGCCGAGTGTTACGCTTAATGCAACGCCGCCGGCGAATTCCTTGTGTGTTGGCGGGCTGGCGCTCGATGCCACGACCAGCGATACGATAACGCAGCCCGGTGGTTTCGCTACGCCGCCAAACGTGTTCGGAACTTCCGGCGGCACGGCGAATACGAACTCGACGGCCGGTGGCGGCACCAGAATTGTTTCTACCGCAGCCACGTACAACCCGACGCTGGCTAATTCGCACGGCTGGGCGCTGGTTGGAGTTGCATTCCGGCCCCCTAGCACGGCCGTGCCGTGGGGATGGGAAGTAGTTGGCACCCAAAACCCATATGTTAAGATGCCAGCCGCTGTAGGCGGGTCGCCCACATGACGGTCCTCGTCTACCAAAGCTTATTCGAGGTCCCCCGACCAATACAGCAAGTCCCCCAGGGGACGGAGTGGTCGCCACAGCCAACTCCTCTGAAACAACCCAACTTTGCCAGGGCTGCCCAGATAGCAACCGGTGTTGCTTGGGTCCCCTACAACATCAATAATGCTGCGGTCCAAGAGCCGTTGGGGTTTGAGACAGCGCCCCAACCTACACCTCTAAGACAACCACTATTCAAAAATGCGGCTCAAGTCGCTACTGGTTTGTATTGGATCCCCTACAATATCAACAACACAGCGGCGTCACTGCCGTTGATAGGTTGGTCTGTTGTAAACGAGAACCCACCAGCATTTCGTCGGTACCAAGCACTACCAGAATGGTCGGGCCGCATTGATCTGCCCCAACAGCAGCAGCCCTGGGGGTGGACCGTTGCGATCCCTGAACTGCCTCAATTCATTAGAAGGCAGGCATTCCCGGAGTACGCCAGCGGTAGGATAGACCTACCAGCACAACAGCAACCATGGGGGTGGTCGGTAGACATTCCAGATCTACCGGTCAAGCCGACCCACATTGAAGGTGTGTTGGCGGGTACTGATTTACCCCCAGAGACGATCCAACA